CATTCTTCTTTGTCTTCATCGGTCATCTCTTCAACATCAAAACCACTCACATCTAATTGAGTACGACCAAAATCATTGATGATTAGATTTGCTATAACATTTGCCAGATAATGACCGAACTCGTCTGAACTTTTCAAAGAAGTATATGTGTGCATAGCAGGATTGAATTTCACACAGAAGGTGATTTTATACCCTTCAACACAATCCTTTGAATAACGCAGTGCTTTTTTGCGTTCTTCAATTTGTTTTTCAAGTTTTTGAATCTCTTTGTAAGAGAGTTGAGAGAGGTCAGTCATAATTTCGTCTGTATCGTTCAAGGTTTCTGGGGGATGAGGTAATCATATCACATTTTATCTCAAACCATTTCCAACGAAATGAAAATCCACACAAAGACCTGCTACCAAAGATAATCAGTAGCATTGGGAATATTTCAGTGGCAGGGTAGTCGTCCCACTGAACTACAACATCCAATAGTCCAAATGTAGGATAATGGGAGAGTAGTTGAAAATAATGCTCTGCTCCATAATCGTTGTAGTAACAGTAGTCAAAGACCTTCATACTTTGCCTCCACTTCTTTTACTCTCAACAGGAAACTATCATCGCCATGATCACCAGAATATAGGTAATCAATATGCCTCATGATCTCTGCCATCTTACGCAGTTTAGGTATCTGTGCTTCAAGGTAATCAATCACATCAGGATCAAAGTTATACTTCTCACCATATTCATTTACTGTATTGTTAGCAGCAATCTCCTGCTCCAACTCATCAGCAAATTGTGCTACCTTATAGTAATCGTAACCGCAGTTACCAAAGTGTCCGCCTGAAATAGGATTTCCTCCTTTCTATCTGAACATATTATACCAGAGAAACAATTACTTCCAAGTGCCCGTGTGCCAGTTTCATAAGTGGTCTAATATTGTTGTGACTCAATAATAGATTTGATCTTCAGAAGATTGTCGTGGAGTTCTTGGTTGAAATCATACTCTTCAGACAAACTTTCTACATTATTGTCCTCGTAGTTAGTTTCTTCACGGATCTCCCAAGACAATTCATTCATGTATGATTCAGTTTCATTCATGAAGTAATCAAGAGTTTCGAGTAAAGTCATACTCCAATCTCATCAAGTTTCTCAGTTACAAAACCAGTCATATCAAGTGTGCGTGGATCAATACTAGCATCAGTACAATCCATGATAAACTCCATAAATGCTCCTAGAATAAGACAAGCACGGCGTTTATCATCAACTGGCGTGTTGATATAGTTTAGCACATGCTCGTAGAGTTCATCGTAAGTCATTCTTCTTCCTCAAATCCACCAATACCAATATCTACAAAGGTAGAACCATCAACATCCTCAAAGAGTTGGAAGTCAAAATCACCTTCGTAAAAGTGATATTTGAAACCATCAGTAATCCTCACCTCTTGATCAAGTGGAAACTCTTTGAGTTTTTCAATCCATTCAGCAACGGTCATTTGTATTGCTCCAGAACATCAATAAAGTGTTGAATACAATCTTTGGGAATGTGAATGGTTTGGAATCCTGGTCCATTACCATCTTCCACACTCACAGTTCCAAGTTCATCAGAACCGAAGGCAAAATTCCATCCATCTTCATCGTGTTCAATGCGAATGTGTTTGGTGATAGTGTAAGTCATTTTTCAAGAATAAACAGAGTGTCGGCAATCATTTCTTTGGTGAAGTAAATTTCACCTTTATCAGTATGAAAAGAAAAGTTTGTGAGGTCAGAAAGTTGTTCTAAAAACTTTCCAATATCCTCATATTTCTTTTCATCATATTCATTTTCAACACCTTCAAAGACACCGTATTTGGTGTGTGCGATGATTTTCACTTGGAGTTCCTTTGTGTATAAGAGTATGATAAGGCATCACAGGGGCATTTGGAGTGTCCCTGTGCCAGTTATTCAGGTGTCCTCTTCCAATTTAGCATAAAGAGCACATTCATATCCAGACCGAAAAGCAGCATTCAACCACTTTATCATAGCATCCTTTCGTTGGTTTAGATCTTCTGTTTCTACATCTCCTTGAAAATACTCATACCTATAAGAAAACTTGCCGTAGAAATCTTCATAAAACCACTGATTAAATCCCATTTCCACATCTTCATCCCATTCAAAATCATTTGCTGGATGCGTCATTCAAATTCTCCTGGTTTTGGTTCTGGTGATGGTGGAAGTGGTGGGAGTGGGGGAAGCACTTGTGGTGGTTGTTGGACGACTACAGGTTGTTGAGTTTGTGGAGTTTCTTCTTTTTCTTTCAGTTTTTCTTCAAGTTGATTGATTTTTTCTTCAAATACTGAAACATCTTGTTGAATTGGTTTGTCTTGACTTTCCTGAGTTAGTTTCCACCCAGCAGCACCAGCACCAAAGATACTGGCAAGAGCAGCAAAAACAGAAATAGTCTTAGAAAAACTCATAGAACCTCCCAATGTTTGTCTGTTTTATCACCGAAACGATTCGTTCCAGTGCGGGTAGAAACCCAGAAAAAGTATTTGCGATTTTCAGAGGCAAGAAACAACTCACCTCCAGTATCCTGCTCTACAATACAAACAGGATTGTTTGCCATGATGTTACAAAGGCGGTTCTTTGCTTTGCTACTGATTGGTTTGACTTTGACTTTCCTCATTTTCCTCATCAGTTAGAACAGTTCCCATAGGACCTTTTTTCAATCGTGCCCACTCTTCATCACGAAGTTTCCAGTCTTGAAACTTTTTCTCCAAGTCTTCTGCCATTGTAAGGTCAAACTCTTCGGCAACCTTACGCATATCTTCATGACTTCGCATCTCACTGAATGTCAGAGCACAAGCACCTTTCATAATGTTGAGGTCGTTGTGACCCATTGCCCTAGCAACAGTTGAGAAGAAATGAAACAGTTGATAAGTGTTAAGGTCTTCAGCAGGAATCTGAAAAGTATAATGCTCTTCGGGGAGCATCATATCATCAAAACCACTGCTGTAGTGGGTGGAGGTCCATTCAGTATCAAAATGAACTTTCAAGGTTGCTTTGTAGGTCATTTGCCAAGTTCTACTCGGGGTTTTTTGTCTGTGAGGTAATCATACAGCATCTTGGCAAACCCGTAATGGGGTCTTGTGCCAGTTTCAATACTGGATGAGGTGGCAACAGTCCACATTATATCCAGTTCTCTTTTATCAGGAAGTTCTTTCATCATCTAACTCCACATCTTCTTTACCTGTGTCAATATCATGAACCATTTGAAGCAAACTATCAAGGAAGTGTTTAGGATAAATCTCATCTTCTAAACTATCCCAGAAATAAAGAATACACTGCTCTAATGGATCATCAGAGACAAGAAGTGCATAATCCTGATAGTTGTCTCCCATCAGGTCTGCCCAGTTCTTAAATGCGTACCAGCAATTGTACCACCCTTGAATAATACAAGAGTTCCAATAGTATTCAACCCAAGACATTTTAACTTTCTTGGTATTAGTTCCTAATAATGGTTTTGAAAACATTATTCTTTACCAGGTTGAGAATAAAACAATTCATCTCTCCAGTTTCTACCAGCAATATCAAAAGTGAAACCTACTCGTCCAATGGAAAACAAAACTGATAAGAGTCTCCCATACCCCATACTCATCTGGAAATATGGAAACTCAATCCACTTCCCATACTCACCGTAATCAATTGCGAATTGAAGAAGTGAGTATCGTCTTCCAGTAAGGAGAGTCATATAATACTCTTTTCCATAATCGTCTCTTACACCAAATTGAATGAGTTTCATAATTAATACGGCAATGACTTCAAACCATTTAATACTTCTTGAAATCTTTCGGCACGACTCTTGTGGTGCTCTACATTCTCTTCCAATACACCTACAATATCGTCCAGCACAACATCCAGAGAGGCATCAGTATCAAAGTATTTCTGGATTGCTTCGGCAAGGTATCTTCTCCTGCTCCATTCAAGTGAATATGGTTTGTAGTCCATAATGAAAGATGTTTATGTGGGCATTCTAAGGTATCTAGGGCAGTTTGTCAATCTCTCTGTCTCCATGTATCATCATCCTCATCCCTCTTAAACCAATCGTGTAGGTCTTCTGGAGAATCAAATCCACGAATACCAAACCTTTCGTGACCCAGACCACCAAGATCCATCCTATTCATAAAGTCGTCCAAGTCACCTTCTACCATATCTGGATTCTCTGCTTTCCTTCTTGCCTGACGAAGGATTGTGGCAGCACTTCTGTTTGCTTTGGCAAGTTTTTCTGCCCAGATGATTTCGTTTAATTCTACAGTTTCTCCTTTTACAATTTTTTCACAGATTTCTTCCAATCTCAACCTATAAACAGTGCTTAACATTTTTTGTTTTACCCCCGTTTTAGTTATTTATTTTTACTTTTTTAGAAGTATCAATACCCCTCACTTTTTGATACCTTGTAAGAGGACCTATGGTAGATACCATACCAGTTTCCAAACACATCCACTTTTGAGAGTTTAACTTTTTAGAAGATATTATACCACCTTTTTTTCCATTCTCAACTAATTGCTCTTTTGTTAGAGCAAATATACCAGTTTTATTTTTCTTTGCCTGTTTAACAGATTTTTTAGCAGTTTCAGTTCTTTTTTCTGAGGACATCCCAAATATTCCGATTCCCATTTCTTTACATTTTGCCGACCCCTTTTTACCTCCAACTTTTCCTGCCTCACTTCTTTTCTGTAAGGATATATACCCAGCACAATTTTCATTTAGACACCACTTATCTTTATTATAAAACTCTTTTATTATTCTTGCTTCTACTCTTTGTGCTTCTTCCCAATCAACAAAATATTCTAATATCTGTTTCTTTGGAGTATAAGTTTCCCAGCACCATCTGTTGGTTACAGGAGACCCATAATACTCTTCGTTAAAATTTTTTTCTTTATGGACCCCGTAATAATAATACGGCACTTCCTCAAAGGATATACGATAAGTGTATATGCGTGGAGTATTCATACTGCTTTTTATGTGTGGTAATACTATTTATACGAATTACGCAGTAAAAAAGGGGGGGGTACCCCCCCCCTTTTGCTTTTAGTTACCACACATAAAAGCATTATTATTTATTCTTCTCTCCCAATTCTCTCATCAGTTCTTTCGCCATCTTCATAGATTTTCTGTGAATCAA